CGCCCGGCCGCCGCCGGCGCACGCCCGTGTTGGCACTGCGGCACCCGCGACGGCGTCCGTGCCTACCTCAACGGGCCGTGCTGCTCCCGGCACACACCCGCCGCGCTCGCGGGCCACCACGAGCCGATCCCGGACCCGACGACGACCCTCGCGGCCCTGCGCGAGCGCGCCGCGATCGCCGCGGCCGCGCACCAGCCGCCGACGACCACCGTCGTCGACGAGCGCGCGGTCACCTCCGGCAAGCGCCGCTCGAGCAACCACGTCCACCAGGCCATGAAGGCCGCGGAGACGGCTCGACGGCGCTCGCGGCGAGGGGGTGGGTGAGCGGGGCGCACGAGCACGACGAGCACGACGACGAGCGATGAGGAGGACGGGGACGGATGCCCTGGACGAGGACCGGTGACAACGCCGCCACGTACCCGAGCTTGATGGAGGTCGCGGGGTACAGGGGAGCGGACGAGCGCACCGTGAACGAGGTCGCGGGGTGGCTGTTCCGGTGCGCGTTCCAGTCGGCCGCGCACATGACCGACTACGTGATCGACGTGGGCACGGCCTACATGCTGGGCGGCTCGCGGACGGCGGAGCTGACGCGGATGTGCGTGCGCGCGGGCCTGTTGACGGCCGCGCAGCGCAACGGCACCCGCGTGTACCGGCTGATCGCCGACCCCGAGTTCATCCACATCAAGCTCCGCGAGGAGGTCGAGTGGGAGCGTCAGCAGCGGAACGACACGCGGGACCCGGCGCTGACGGTGCCGGTCCGGCGCCGCGACGGTGACAACTGCCGCTGGTGCGGCGTGCTGGTGCAGTGGCGGGGCCGCAAGTCGCGGCGCACGGCCGTGCTCGACCACCTCGTGCCCGGGCAGGCCGGGACGCCGGAGACGATGCACGTCGCGTGCTGGGGCTGCAACTCCTCGCGCAAGGACAACCCGCAGTGGGACGACGACCACCCGCTGCGACCGGCACCGGCGGCGCCGCGCTACGGCGTGCACACGGCGGCGTTCCTGACCGACAACGGCTACCCGACGGTGGCGAACGTGACGAGCGACCAGGCGCGGGCGCCTGAGGCGGAGAACGCGGCCCCAGCGGCCCAGCGGCCCGCCTCGGCGCCGAGCGACAGGACGCGGTCCGAACGCCCCGCAGACGGCCAGGAAGTCGATCAGAAGTCGCCCCCGAAGTCCGCCCCCCACTCCGACGAAACGAGTTCTGCCGGGTCGGGTCTGGACGGGTCGGCTTCGGGTCCTGGGTCGGGTGCTGATGGTGGTGCGCCTCCTGCTCGTCGTCGGCGTAGCCGTCGTGGTGGACAGCGCAACCGTCCCCGGACGGCTGACGAGCCCACGACCCCGCTGTGCCCGATCCATCACCAGCCCGAGCCCTGCACGACCTGCCAGCACGAGTACGACACCGAGGGAGACACCCCATGAGCTCGACCCGTCTCGGTCGGCAGATCGCCGAGGACATGGACTACCTGCTGGCCTCGTGGCCGCTGCTGGTGCTGCTGAACGCGCCGGGCGGGTCACGGGCGCGGATCTTGCCGATGCGGCCGCTGTCGGAGGCGGCGCGCGAGCGAGCCGAGGCGCAGGCGCGCGAGGACGCCGACGTGGCGCGGCTGCCGGGCTACGTCGCGCCGGGCCGGCACCCGGTGCCGATCGACGTCCCGCTGCTGGACCTGCTGGCCGAGTTCGTCGCGACGGCCGCGGAGGTCGCCGACGCCGTGACGCAGACGGCCGGGGTGGAGCGGATGCGCCCGCCGGCGTCGTGCTACGTCGACCCGCGCCCGTACCTGCAGACGGCCCGTGCGTGGCTGCAGGTCGCGTGCGACGCCGACGAGCGCACCGAGCCGTGGGTCGGCGAGCGGCTGCACGGCATCGCGGACCGGATCGCGACGCACCTGGGCGAGGTCCACGACGGGCAGGTGCTCGAGGCCCTGTGCCCGTGGTGCAACGGCCGCACGCCCTCGCGGCCGGCCGGCGGCGCGCTGACGCTCGTCGTCATGGACCGCGCACGCCGCGCGACGAGCACCCCGTCAGCCGACGACGCCGTGCGGCCGGGGGAGGACGACCGCCGGCAGCCGCTGATCGTGTGCCGCGGGACCTCGTGCACGCCCCCGGACTCGGACGTCGGGCTGTGGCTGGGCCCCGACGACGGTGCGCGCCGCCCGGCGTGGCCGATGCGGGAGTGGGACTGGCTCGCGCAGCGGCTGCTCCCGGTGCCCGAAAGCGTGCCGGCGTGACCGCCGCAGTGCCAGGATCGACCCGACCGAGGAGACGACCATGACCGTGACGAACGACGAGACCACCGGGCGCACGAGCGTGTGCGTGAAGTGTGACGTGCCGATCGAGGAGGCGCTGCTGCTCAAGGGCCTCATGGTCCCGGGCCCCGACGGCACGCGAGTCCCGTCGCCGGGCGTGCTGACGTGGCGCCGCCTCGACCGCGGCCCGGGCTCGGCGCGCTGCCCGAAGACCGCCGTCGGCATGCACGTGCCGCACCAGCTCGCGACCGGGTCGGCGTTCCAGCGACCGCCGGAGCAGGCGCGATGAACGCGGACGCGTGGGCGGCTGTGGCGACGGGCGCCGCCACGGTCGTGGCTCTCTACTTTGGCACGAGTGCTGAGGTCCGCAGCCGGGCTGATCGCCGCGACGCCGTCCGGGAGCAGGCACGCCGGGTGTCCGCCTGGCTCGAGTGGCACCACACGACCGCGGATGACCCGCCGCACCTACGGACAACAGTGCGGGTGCCGCGCGTCGTCGTCCTGAACAACAGTGAGGAACCGGTGTGGGGGGTCACCGTGTGGGTGGCGGCGTCCGACCCCAGGAAGATGGGCGAGACCTTCGACGGCTACGTCGATGAGCTCTTCGAGATGGTGCCTCCCGGGGTCACGTCGCGGATTCTCACATGGGCCGACTTTGGTCAGGGAGGATCTCCATCGGCTCTCGGGCTGCGGTTCCGCGACAAGGACGACCGATGGTGGAGTCGTGGTGACGACGGCGCCCTGCGGCGGGAGAACTAGTTGCGCACCCGCGTTATCCACAGGTAGCCTCGCCCTCGGTGGGTGACGCACGCCCACGGACAGGCCCGGACCTCACGGTTCGGGCCTTCGTGCTTCCCGGGCTGGCACGCCCTGGGAACGCAGGTCGCCCCGCGTCTGCGGGTGCAGGGTCAGCGAGGCTCCGCGGGGGCGGACGTCGTCGACACCGCCGAGCGACCCGGCGGCGCTGACCCCCACAGACACCTCACCCGGACCAGCGCACCCGGCACACACACCAGCCCGCCGACCACCCCGACCACGATCCGGTCGCCCCACAGCGAGGGCGGCTCAAGCGTGGCGACGGATTCGCGGCACCACGTGGCCGACGAGACCTGGACGGGTGAGGGCCAACGGAGGGAGTGCGCTCGTGCCGTGCCTCGACTGTGGCCGTCCCGGCCCGCGCATGTGCAGCAGCTGCGCGCGTGGCCGTGACCGGCGTCGGGGCACGACGACGCAGCGCGGGTACGGCGCGGCTCACCAGTCGCTGCGGGAGCGCTGGCGCCCCGCCGTCGAGGCCGGCGAGGTCGACTGCGCGCGGTGCGGAAAGCGCATCGGACCCGGCGAAGAATGGGACCTCGGCCACGACGACAATCGCGCCGAGTACAACGGCCCCGAGCATGCCCGGGAATGCAACCGCGCCGCAGCAGGGCGCGCCGCACACGGTCGCTGACCTGCGATGACGAAACGAACAGACCCCCCGGGGGGGTACATAAATCGCGACGCGGCGTGACATTCCCTGACCCGTCCCCCCGCGCACGCACACGCGCTCAGGTGCGGACCGTTTTTTTGTGCCGCTCGGATTCTTGACGGGGGAGGGGCCGGCGACGACGCGAGAGGGGTGACGGCCGATGCCTGGACCGCCGAAGGCACCGCTCGAGGAGCGACGTCGCAAGGGCCGCTCGCCGGGCCGCGACTCGGGAGGGCGCAAGCTGCCCGACCCCGCGAACGTCGTCCAGCTGCGTCCCGTCGAGGGTGGCGCGCCGGCCCTGGCGCTCCCCGACACCGTGCTGCCCGACGGCGCGGGTGCTGCGCGCTGGGCCGCGATCTGGCGTGAGGCCGCCTGGCTGTCCCCGCAGACCGACCGCGACGTGGTGACGCGGCTGTGCGAGCTCGAAGACCTGCGCGCCGGGATGAAGGACGCGCTCGCGGACGCCGGGTTCTACGTCGAGGGCTCGCAGGGGCAGAAGCGACCGAACCCGCTGCTGGTGCAGATCCGGGACACCGAGCGCCTCATGCTCGCGCTCGAGAAGGAGTGCGGCCTGACGCCGTCCTCGCGCGGGTCGCTCGGCGTGGCCGAGGTGCAGGGCGAGGGCGCCGCGAACCCACTCGAGCAGATCCTGCGCCGCGCGGCCGGCCGCAGCCGCTGACGTGGCGCGCAACCCCTGGGGCGCGCCGCCGCCGCGGTGGTTGACCCCGGTCACGCCGGCCGAGCTGCGGCGCAGCGACGGCGAGTTCTACGCGGACATCATCGACGCGACGTGCCGCATCACGAAGGACTCGATCGCTGGGCCGCGCGGCACGATGCTCGTCACGCGCCCGTGGCAGCGCCAGCTCCTCAAGCGGACGTTCGCCCGGCGCGCGGACGGGCGTCTACGGCACCGCACGGCGCTGTGGGGCGTGCCGCGGAAGAACGGGAAGTCCGAGATCGCGGCCGGCATCGCGATCGGGAACATGCTGCTCGGCCCGCAGGGCGGGGAGATCTACTCGTGCGCCGCGGACAAGGCGCAGGCCTCGATCATCTTCCGCACCGCGAAGCAGATGGTCGAGATGGACGAGCACCTCTCGGGTGCCATCCGAGTCTTCCGCGACGCGATCGAGGTCCCGGTCACCGGCACGGTGTACCGCGCGCTGTCGGCCGAGGCGTTCACCAAGGAGGGGCTGAACCCCTCGCTCGTGCTGTTCGACGAGCTGCACGCCCAGCCCACGCGCGAGCTGTGGGACGTGATGCGCCTGGCGATGGGTGCCCGCGTCGAGCCGCTGCTGCTGGCGATCACGACCGCGGGCGTGCGCACCGACCGCACCGGCATGGACTCGATCTGCTACTCGATGTACCAGCACGGCGTGCGCGTCGCGCGCGGCGAGGTCGACGACCCGACGTTCTTCCTGGCCTGGTGGGAGCCCCGCGGCGGCGTCGACGCGCCGCACCGTGAGGTCGCGACGTGGCGCGAGGCCAACCCGGGCTTCAACGACCTCGTCGGGGAGGCGGACTTCCGCTCGGTCGTGGCTGTCACGCCCGAGAACGAGTTCCGGATCAAGCGCACGAACCAGTGGGTCGCCTCGGGCAAGGTGTGGCTGCCGCACGGCGCGTGGGACGCGATCGCGGACGCCGACCGGTACCCCGGCGGGCCGCCCGACGGTGCGCGGGTGTGCATCGGCCTGGACGGCTCGAAGACCGCCGACTCAACCGCGCTCATCGGCGTGACCGTGGAGGACCGGCCGCACGTCTTCGTGGTCGGGGTGTGGGAGAAGGACCCGTACAACCCCGCGTGGCAGGTGCCCCGCGAGGAGGTCAAGAACGTCCTGCGCGAGGCCGCGGCGCGCTGGGATGTCGTCGAAGCCCCGTGGGACCCGTACATCTGGCAGGACGCGGCCGCCGAGCTGCACGAGGAGGGCCTGCCGATCGAGGAGTACCCGCAGTCGCCCGAGCGCATGGGCAAGGCCACGCAGGCGTTCTACGAGGCGGTCACGCTCCGCACGATCAGCCACGACGCGAACCCCGTCCTGGCACGCCACGTCGCGAACGCCGTGCCGAAGCCGACGTCCGCGGGGTTCGCCCGCATCACCAAGGAGGACTCGGACTCGCCGCGCAAGATCGACGCCGCGGTGACCGCCGTCTTCACCCTCGACCGCGCCCTGTGGCGGGCGCAGCAACCCGTCAAGCGCGGACCGCGCATCTGGTGAGGAGGACCGCCGTGCTCGCACCGGTGCTGTTCGTGCTCGGACTCGCGCTCGTCGCGGTCGCCGTGGGGGCCCTGGCTGGCCCCTGGTGGGGCGTGCTCGTCGCGGGCGTCGTGCTCGTCGCCCTCGCCGTGCTCACCGAGTCCGGGGTGCGCGGAGCCTCGAACGCCGGGAGCGGCTCGTGAGGGCCCTGACCGCGCTCGCGGGCATCGTGCGCCGTGCGTCGCTCGAGAACCCCAGCACGCCGCTGAACGGCATCAACCTGGGCGCCGTGACCGACGTCGGCCAGCTGTGGCCCGGCGGCGGTGCGTCGGCGAACCCGATGAGCATCGGCGCGGTCTACCGGTGCGTGCAGATCCTGTCCTCGGGCGTCGCCGGTTGCCCGCTGCGCGTGCAGAACCGCGAGACCCACGCCGACGTCCGACTCGACGTCCTGACGCGCGAGTGGGCCGGCACGACGCCGTTCGAGCTGTGGGAGACGGTCGTCGCGCACCAGGCGCTGCGGGGCAACGCCTACCTGCGCAAGGTCCGCACCCGCGACGGGCGCCTGGTCGACCTCATCCCGATCATGCCCTCGCGGGTCGAGGTGAAGGTCAAGGACGGCGACGACGCAGCCGCCGTCGGGCGGGCGTTCGTCAAGCAGTTCGTCATCGACGGCGGCAAGGACACGCTGACCGAGCGCGAGGTGCTGCACCTGCCAGGGCTGTCGCTCGACGGCGTCGTCGGCCTGTCCCCGGTCACGATGCTGCGCCGCACGTTCGGCCTGGCGACCGCCGCCGAGCAGGTCGCCGCCGACATGTACGACCACGGTCTGCTCACCGCCGGCGTCCTGCAGTCCAAGGAGGAGCTGACCGACGAACAGGCGGCGATCCTCAAGGCCCGGTGGCGCGCGAAGACCGGCGGCATGGACAACGCGCACGACGTGACCGTGCTGGACAACAGCACCGAGTTCAAGCCGCTGACGCTCTCGCCGGCCGACGCGCAGTTCCTCGAGACCCGGAAGTTCTCCACGACCGAGATCGCCCGGATCTTCGGCCTGCCCGGCTGGATCATCAACGACCAGGAGAAGTCCACCTCGTGGGGCTCGGGCATGGAGCAGCAGTTCATCGCCTTCGTGGTGCTCTCGCTCAAGCCGTACTTCCACCGCATCGAGCAGCGCGTCACGCGCGAGGTGTGCGACCCCACGACCGAGAAGGCCGAGTTCAAGGTCGAGGGCCTGCTGCGCGGCGACTCCAAGGCCCGCGCCGCGTTCTACGCCTCCGGCATCCAGCACGGGTGGATGGTCCCCAACGAGCCGCGCGAGCTCGAGGACCTGCCCCCGGTGCCGTGGGGCGACGAGCCGTACCGGCCCTACAACGAGTCCGCCCGCGCCCAGGGCGCGAGCACGGACGCCGACGACACGGGAGACGACGATGACGACGACGCTGACGCGTGAGCGGCCCGCGGCCAAGCGCGCCGCCGGGAACTGCCCCGTGCTCGAGCAGCGCACCCTCGCGCTGGCCGATGCCGGGGCGCGCGTGCTGCGCACGGCCGACGCCGAGGAGGAATCCCGGCGGTTCGTCGGGCACGCCGCCGTGTTCGGCTCCCGGACCTCGATCGGCGACCCGCTGCGCTGGGGCTGGTACGAGGAGATCGCGTCGTCCGCGTTCGACAAGACCCTGCAGGAGGGCGACGCGCGGTTCCTCGTCGACCACGACACGCGCCTGCTCGTCGCGCGCGTCTCGGCCGGTGACCTGCGCCTGGCGATCGACTCGACCGGTCTGGCCGTCGACGCCGACCTCGACCAGGAGCTGACCTACGTCCGGGACCTGACGCGCAACGTCGAGAAGCGCCGCATCACCGGCATGTCGTTCGGGTTCTACGTCGTGCGCGACCGCTGGGAGGAGATCACCGTCGACGTCGAGATCGACGGCAAGACCGAGGAGCGCACGGTCTACCTGCGCACGATCGAGGAGGTCCGCCTCCTCGAGGTCTCGGCGGTGACGTTCCCCGCCTACGACGACACCGACGCCGCCGTGCGCGCCTCCGAGGTGCGCACCGCCCGCGGCGTCCCCACCGACCAGCCCTCGCCTGCCGAGGGTGCGCGTCCCGCGCCGGCCGAGGCCACCCGGGACGACCAGAACGACCCCGCGCCGGCAGCAGCCACCCGGGGCGTCGAGATGCAGGACGAGCGCGCCCGCGCGCTCGCGATCCGCTACCGGCTCCCCGGCCGGAGCTCCGACACCCCGGCCTGACGGCCGCATCACCCGAGGAGAGCACCATGCGCGCACGACTGCGCACCCTGCTCGACCAGCGCGCCAACGCCTGGTCGCAGGTGCAGGACATCCAGGCCCGCCGCGAGCAGGCCGGCTACGAGTCGACGCAGGAGGACGGCGAGACCTACACGCGCGCCCTCGACGACGTCGAGCGGCTCGGCCGCGAGATCGAGGAGGAGGAGCGCGCCGAGCGCCTCGAGGCGGTCATGCGCACGCCCGCCGAGGACCTGCGCTCGACGACCCCCGCCCCGACCGCGGGCGGCGAGCAGCCGTCCGAGGAGCGGTACGCCGAGGCCTTCGACGGCTTCGTGCGTCGTGGCCTGCTCGACATCGACACGGAGTCGCGGACGCTGCTGCAGCGCCGGTTCGTCGCGGACGCGGACATCCGCGCCCAGGCCACCACGACGGGCGCCGCGGGCGGCTACACCGTCCCGACCGAGTTCTGGAACCGCCTGGTCGAGACGCTCAAGGCCTACGGCGGCATCCTCGGCCTGGCCGACGTCCAGACCACCGACACCGGTGCCGAGATCCTGTGGCCGACCAACGACGGCACCGCGATCGAGGGCGTCATCGTCGGCGAGAACACCCAGCACACCGAGCAGGACGAGGTGTTCGGTCAGAAGTCGGTCAAGGCGCACCTGTACAGCTCGAAGATCATCCGCGTCAGCTACCAGCTGCTGCAGGACTCCGCGCTGGACGTCAACGCGTTCCTCTCGCGGCGCTGCGGCGAGCGGATCGGTCGCGCCCAGGCCCGGCACCTCGCCACCGGCACGGGTACGGGGCAGCCGCAGGGCCTGGTCACGGGCCTCACCCTCGAGCACGAGAGCGCCGCCGCCGGGAAGGTCGGCTACGACGACCTCGTCGACCTCGAGCACACGGTCGACCCGGCCTACCGCGGCCGGGCGCAGTACGTCCTCCACGACGGCGCGCTGCGCGAGCTGCGCAAGCTCAAGGACACCCAGGGCCGCCCGCTGTGGGTCCCGCAGGTTGCCGGCGGCGTCCCGTCGACGATCAACGGCCGCGCCTACACGATCGACAACAGCATGCCCGGCTTCGCCGCGGACGCTTCGCCGATCGTCTTCGGTGACATCGCGACGGCCTACCTGGCCCGCATCGTGCGCGGTGCGCAGGTGCTGCGCCTCACCGAGCGCTACGCCGACTTCCTGCAGGTCGGGTTCCTCGGCTTCCAGCGTCTCGACGCGGTCGTCCAGGACGCCGCCGCGGCCGCGAAGCTCACCGTCAAGGCGTGACCGTCACGGTGGCGGGGGCCCCCCCGGGGGGCCCCGCCCCCCCCCCCCCCCCCCCCCCCCCCCCCCCGGAACGACCCGAGGAGACGGCCGTCACCGACACCGCCAAGAAGACCACCGCCAAGACCCGGACCCCGGAGGACGCCACCCCGGTGCCCGCCACGCCCGAGGACGCGACGACGACGGCGCGCACCCCCGAGGACGCGCACCCGGCCCACGAGACCCGCGTCGACCACGTCGCGGCCCTCTCGCTGCGCGCCGACGGCACGCCCGACCAGACCCCGGGCTACGTCGTCATCACCGACGACGAGTCCTGACCCGGCGACCAGGCCCGACACGGAAGGCAGCCCGCACATGGCGTTCATCCCTGCGGTCCCGACCGAGTCGGGCCTGGTCACGGTCAAGCAGCTCGCCGACTTCCTCAAGGCCCCCGACTACGCCGACCGGGAGCAACCCGAGCACGCGAACCTCGTCGAGGCGCTGACGGCAGCGCTCGAGTGGGTCGAGCAGCAGGTCGGCCCCCTCGACTCCGTCGCCCGCGACTACACCGTCTACCCGTCCGGCCGGTCCCTCGTGCTGCCCGACACCCACCTCGTGAGCGTCGGCACGATCACCGACCCGCGCGGCGACGTCGTCGCGCTCCCCGCCGACGTGAACCTGCTCGCCGGCATCATCACCTTCCGCCACCGCCTGCACACCGGCGCCTGGACCGTCCGCGCGACGTCGCGCGAGCACGGCACGTCGGTCGCGCTCGCGGTGAAGATCATCGCCTCGCACCTGTACACGGTGCACCGCGGCGCGAACCTCACCGGCCCGCGGTTCGAGGGCTTCGCGCCCGTCGACGACCCCGCGCCCGAGGCACCGCGCGGGGGCTCCGGCTTCGCGATCCCGCGCCGCGCCGCGCAGCTCCTCGCACCCTTCCGCCGTCCGAGGGGGCTCGCGTGAGCCCGACCCTGACGCGCATCCCCGTCGTCCTGCCGCGCCTTGTGCAGATCGCCACGGACGCGCTCGACGACGTGCAGGTGCTCGACGGCCCCCGCGCTGGTGAGCTCGACGCGCGCATCCTCATCGTGGGCCTGCCCGGTGACGGCGGGCGCGCCCCGTACTCGACGAGCACGACGCAGCAGGACGGCCTCGGTCGCCCGCGGCTGCGCGAGGACTGGACGGTGCACTGCCTGCTGTCCCTCGCGACGGGCACCGCGGACGTCGCCGGCATGCGCACGGCGTGCGGGTCCGCGCTCGGGCACCTCGACGACGCGCTACGCGACGCCCACGTCGTGCCCGGCGTGTGGGACCGCGCCCGGCTCGGCGGCGACATGGACTGGCTCGCCATGCCGACGACCACCGGCGCCCTGTGCTCGGTGGTCTTCGACATCACCGGCTCGGGCCTGCTGTGAGCGACCAGGAGCGCATCGGCCTCGACCTCGTCGAGGTCCGCAAGCTCATGGCCGCGCTTGAGGGGCTGGCCCCGGCCGCGCGCCGCGCGGTGGGTCGCCTGGTGCGCCCGATGGGCCAGGACGTGCTGCGCGAGGCGACGGCCAACGCCGCGGCGTTCTCCCGACGCATCCCGGGGTCGCTTTCCCTGCAGATCCGGCTGGCGGGCGCGCGCCCGGGCATCGTGATCCGCGCATCGCTCGCGGTCGCCCCGCATGCCCGTGCGTTCGAGGGGCTCGTCGAGGACGTGTGGAAGCACCCGCTGTTCGGGGATCGGGACTGGTGGTTCGCCCAGCAGGCGCGCCCTTACATGCAGCCCGCCGTGCTCGCCGCGATCCCGCGCGCCCAGGCCGAACTCACTGCCGCGATCAACGAGATCCACCGCCGCGCCGGCCTGGCGTAGCGCTCACCACCCACCGCCACCCCGGAGGCACCGCCATGTCCACGACCCCCGACCGCGTCCGCCTGCGCCACAAGGTCACCGAGGCCGAGCACGACTTCCACCCGCGCACCGTGGAGCGGTGGAAGGCCGCCGGCTGGGAGCCGATCGCCGACGACGAGCAGTCCGACGACGTCGACGACGCGCCGCAGCTCGACACCGCGGACGCGCTCGACGACGTCGCGCCGACGCCGCCCGACGACGTCGAGCCGGCCCCGCGCTCGCGCGCGACGTCCTCGACGGCCTCGTCGTCGACCCGGGCCTGACCGCGGGCTCGTCCACCACCCAGAAGAGGAGCAGGCCCCATGCCCGCAACGCCCATGCCGGAGTCCACCCGGTTCTTCCAGCCCGAGATCAGCATCGTCCTGTGGGTCCCGACGATCGCGAACCGTGACGCCCCGACGCGCGCGGAGCTGAACGCGGGCATCGACATCACCGGCGAGATCGCCGACATCTCGGGGTGGCTGGCCTCGGCCGGCTACATCGACACCCCGGACTTCAAGCGGCGGTTCGTCGCGCGCATCGGCGGCCGTATCACCGCGCCGGACTCCTCGATCACGTTCTACGGGTCGCAGGACGGCGAGGACATCCGCACGATCCTCGCGCGCGGTGACCGCGGCAACGTCGTCTTCATGGACGGCGGCGACGTGCCCACGCAGCCGATGGACGTCTTCCCGGTCGACGTCGCCTCGATCGGCAAGCAGCGCTCCACGAGCGAGCAGGCGTTCCAGATCCCGGTGAACTTCGGGATCACGCAGCCGCCGTCCGAGGACGTCCCGATCCCGGGTGCGGCATGACGCAGGCGACGAGCGTGCGGGAGCGGCTGGCCGCCAAGGCTCGCCGCACGTGCACGGTGCCGGTCCAGGTGTCAGACCCTGGGCCGGCCCGTGCCGCCCACGACGACGCGCAGCGCCGCGTCCTCGCGCTCACCCTCGCGGTCGCCGAGCACGGCGACGACGAGCAGCGGGCCGCCGCGCTCGCCGAGGCGAACACGGCGCTCGACGTCGCCCGGGCCGCGCTCGACGAGCACTTCGTGCACGTGGAGTTCCAGGCGCTGGCCGACGACGAGTACGAGGCGATCGTCGCGCGGTTCTCGGACGACGAGGGCGCACTGGACCGGCGCGCGGCCACGCCGCTGCTCGCGGCGGCGTGCGCGGTCGACGAGTCGCTGCGCGACCCGGACTGGTGGGCCGAGCAGCTCGCCCGCCCCGAGTGGTCGACCGGTGAGGCGCTCGCGCTGCACGTCGAGCTCCTCAACCTCAACTTCCGGGCGCCGGCCAGCCTGGGAAAAGGCTGACCGCTGACGGGCTGTTCGCCGCGCGCATGGCCTACGTGGGGCCGCGCGGCATCCCGCTCAGCGGCTTCCTGGCGTGGGACCCGGCGGACCAGGACGCCGCGCTCGAGTGGGCCGCGCACGAGGCCCGCCGGTGCTCCTCGTGCGGGCACCACCCGGACGCGGGCCCGCGTCACCACCACGTCGAGGTCTGCCCGGGGTGCGCTGAGCGCCAGCGGATGACCGAGTCCGAGCAGTACCGCACGACCCGCGGCGCGCACGTCGTGCCGGTGTCGGGTCGTCCGGGGGAGTGCCAGTGGTGCCGCGACGAGGTCGCCGAGCACCTCGAGCGTCGCGCCGAGGCGGCCGAGCGTCGTCGAGCCGAGCAGCAGCAGAGGGGGTGAGCATGGTCGCCAAGGTCACGAACCCCGCCGTCACGGCGGGGTTCAACGCGAAGCCGTACGAGGCGGGCGCCGAGCGGGTCTCGCTGTCGACGAAGCGCATGCTCGCGATCCAGGAGGCGGCCGACCGCAAGTACCGCGCGATGGTCGGCGCGCACGCCGCGGCGCTGCGCGAGCAGGAGTCGCGCGAGAAGGCGATCGCCGACGCGGTCGAGCGTGCCGAGAAGCGCAAGCAGGAGGCCCGCGAGAAGACCGCGAAGGTCGTCGCGGCGGGCTCGACGGCGATCCTGGCGGGGCTGACGCTGGCCGCGCGTGAGGCGGTCGGCTGGGAGTCGGCCTGGGCCGGGGTCACGAAGACCGTCGACGGCACGCACGAGCAGATGCAGGCCCTCGAGGGGGACCTGCGCGCGATGGCCCGCACGCTGCCGGCCACGCACCAGGAGATCGCGGCCGTCGCGGAGGCCGCCGGTCAGCTCGGCGTGAAGCGCGAGGACGTCGCAGGGTTCACGCGCACGGTCATCGACCTGTCCGAGACGACGAACCTCACGGCCGACGAGGCCGCGACGTCGCTCGCGCAGTTCATGAACATCATGCAGACGGCCCCCGAGAACGTGGGCCGTCTCGGGGCCGCGCTCGTCGAGCTCGGGAACAACGGCGCCTCCACCGAGCGGGACATCGTGCAGATGTCCCAGCGGATCGCGGGCGCCGGGCGCGTCGTCGGGCTGACCGAGGCGCAGGTGCTCGCGATCGCCAACGCGGTCGCGTCGGTCGGCATCGAGGTCGAGGCCGGTGGCTCGGCGATCAGCAACGTCCTGACCGACATGGCGAAGTCCGTCGCGACCAGCAGCGAGGACCTGTCGACGTGGGCGCGGGTGTCGGGCATGACCGCCGACCAGTTCGTCGAGGCGTGGCGCCAGGACCCCGCCGCTGCGCTCGACGCCTTCATCCAGGGCCTGGGCGCGATGAACGCCGCGGGCGAGGACGTCTTCACCACGCTGTCCGACCTCGGCCAGTCCGACGTGCGCGTCTCCCGCGCGCTGCTGTCGATGGCCGGCGCCGGCGACCTGCTCTCGCGCTCGCTGGCGATGGGCAACGACGCGTGGCAGGAGAACACCGCGCTCGTCGAGGAGGCCGCGAAGCGGTACGACACCGCGGAGTCGCGGCTGCAGGTCGCGCGCAACTCGGTCAAGGACACGGCGATCACGATCGGCGAGACGTTCCTGCCGATGATCGCGAAGGGCGCCGACGCGGCCGCGTCGTTCGCGCAGTGGGTCGGCGAGCTGCCCGAGCCGACGCTGCAGTGGGCAGCGGCGGCCGGGACGGTCGCGGCCACGCTGGGCCTGGTCACCTCGGGAGTCGTGCTCACGCTGCCGAAGCTCGTCGAGTTCAAGAAGACCCTCGACGACCTGCGCCAGACGGCGCCACGGACCGCGGGCGCCATCGGCACCATCGGCAAGGCCGCCGCCGTCGCCGCCAGCGTCTACGTCCTGGTCGAGGGCATGCGCGCGCTGCGCAGCGTCACCGACGAGGTCACCGCCAGCACGTCCGAGACCACGAAGGCACTGATCGACGCCCGGGACATCGGCGACATCGACAAGCTGTTCCAGTTCGACGACCGCAAGACCGCCGAGGTGAAGGACTTCGCGTCGGCGATCGAGCTCGTCGCCGGCGGCGGGTTCTGGAACGGCGTGCGCCGCGCGACGTCCGGGCTCGGCGAGATGCGCACCGGCGTCGACGAGCTCGCCGCCTCGCGCACGCAGCTCGACGCGATCGGCAACGGCCTCAGCGCGCTCGTGCAGGCGGGGAACGCCGAGGAGGCAGGCCGGATCTTCGGCTGGATGGCCGACGAGGCGGCCAAGAGCGGCGTCGGGGTCGAGCAGCTCAAGGACGCGCTGCCGGCCTACCGTGACGCGCTCGCCGACGCCGACGCCGCGCAGCAGCTCGCGGCGGACTCGGCGGATGGGCTCACCGCGCGGTACAACGCCGCGACGGACGCCACGCAGGAACTGACCGAGGAGCAGCTCGCGTACCTCAAGGCGATCAGCGACACCGACGCGGCGATGGTCTCGGTCGGCGGCGCGTACCAGGCCGGGGTCGACAAGGCGCGCGAGGCTGCGCAGGCGAAGGCCGACGCGTGGAACAAGTCGGCCGCCGAGCAGGAGAAGGCCGCGAAGAAGGAGAAGCGCGAGCTCGACGTGTCCCGCAAGTCGTGGGAGGACTACTACGACGGCGTGACGGTGTCGTTCGACGAGTACCTCGCGCAGCTGCAGGCGCAGGTCGAGACGCAGTCGCGGTGGGAGGAGAACCTGCTGACGCTCTCGACGCGCGGGGTGTCGCAGCAGACCCTCGACGCGCTGCGCTCGCAGGGCGTGGACTTCGCGCCGATGCTCGACCAGATCGCGAAGGGCTCGGACGAGCAGGTCGCGAAGCTCGACGAGCTCTACGGCAACGCGGGCAGCGCGGCGACGTCGCACTTCGCGGACATGCTGACCAACGGCACGCCGGTGCTGCAGGCCGCGGGGGAGCAGCTCGGGCAGGACGCGGTCGACGCGATCGTGAAGCGGATGACCGACGGCAAGACGACCCTGCAGCAGATCATCGACGAGTACGCGCTGATCGTGGAGGGCATGCCGACGACCGCGCAGCGGAATGCCGACGAGGCGCAGCGCCGGTACGACGAGGCGCGCGCCGCGGGCCGCCCGACGTCGTTCGCGGACGTGGCCGGCGCCCTCGGGCTCGGTTCGGCTGGTGTGCCCGCGGGGATCGCGGCGCCGCCGGCACCGACGTTCGGCCCGCCGACCCCGCCGACGTTCGGCCCGCCGACGCCGAAGCAGTACGGCCCGCCGTCGCCGGGTGCGGGGGTGGGGCCGTCGTGGGCGTCGGGCCCGTCGTCGCCGTTCGGGCAGGTGCAGGTGCTGCCGGTGCCGATCGAGACCCGCATCGACCAGTCGACCGTGTTCAACGGCCCGGCGACGTTCACGGACCCGGGCGAGGCGCGGTCGACCGCGGCCGCGGCGCGCGCGAACACCGCGGGACGGCGCGCGATCGGCGGACAGAGGGTGGCGTACTGATGGCCGACGACCTGGACGCCTCGGTCGCGTTCTCGAGCCCGGCCGGCCTGCTCGTCGTGCCGACCGACGGCGCGTACCGGCTCGTCGACCTCGGCGTCACGCCGCGCCGCTGGCGCCGCAACACCGTCGAGGGCCGCTACCAGCACGGCCGCGCGCTCGTCGGCGCCGTGCTCGAGCAGGGCCTGCTCACGGTGCGCGTCGTCGCGCTC